CGTCGTTGTCAGGAGTCGTTTTCCAAACTGATGAACAAGACGGAGGGGCAAATGATCGACCCCAGTGACATGGAAATTGCCGCCATGCGTGCTTGCCTGGCGCCGCTGGGTGAGTACGTCGGTGAGATCGGCATGCAGCGTCCCTTGGCGGATTACAGCCGCGATGAGGTGTTGATGCTGATCGATGTCGTGGTCACGGCCTACCAGGACTGCATGGTGGCCGAGCACGAACGCATGGCCGCCAAGGAACGCGCATTCTTTGAGGAACGTCTGGCGCGTCAGGGGCTAGCGACTGGGAAAGGAGTGCCGTTCTGATGCTTGATTTCAATCACCGCCCCAAGATTCACGAACAGATCAGTGAGCTGATCGATGCTGCACTGCTGGCAGAACGCCAGCAGCAGACCCCGCGCAATTATCTCGGTGCATCTCGCCTGGGCGTGGCCTGCGAACGAGCCTTGCAGTACGAGTATTTGCACATTGCCCCCGATCCTGGACGGGATTTTTCGGGCCGCGTACTGCGCGTGTTTGAAGTCGGTCACGCCCTGGAGGACCTGGCCATTCGCTGGTTGCGCCGGGCTGGATTTGAGCTTTACACCCAGAAAGCCACAGGCGGGCAGTTTGGATTTTCCGTGGCCGGTGGGCGCATCCAGGGCCACGTCGATGGCGTGATCAATGGCGCACCGGCGTCACTGGGGATGAACTTCCCCGCACTCTGGGAGTGCAAGACGATGAACGACAAGTCTTGGCGGGACACCGTCAAGCAGGGCGTCGCCAAGTCAAAGCCGGTCTACGCGGCTCAGATGGCCATCTACCAAGCCTACATGGAGTCGGCTATTCCCGGCATCTCGCGCAACCCAGCGTTGTTCACGGCCATCAACAAGGACAGCCAGGAGATCTGGTTCGAGTTGGTGCCCTTTGATGGTGGTCTGGCGCAACGGATGTCGGATCGGGCCGTGAATGTCATCGCAGCGACCGAAGCTGGCGAGCAACTCCCCCGCCACACGACAACGCCGACGCACTTCGAGTGCAAATGGTGTGCCTGGCAGGATCGGTGTTGGGGAGTGGCCGGATGACGGAAAACATCGTGTGGCTCGATTTCAATGACGCGATCGATCCGCGTGAGGCGCAACTCAACGACACCGAAGCACTTCGTGCAGGCCTGCTCGACCGGCTTGAGTCGGTATTGCTCTACCTGTTTCCACAAGGACGCATCCGTGGTGGCAAGTTCTACGTCGGCGATGTTGATGGCAATGCTGGCAAAAGTCTTGTGGTGGAGCTCGAAGGCGATCGCCGGGGGCTCTGGAAGGACTTTGCCAGCGACGAAGGCGGCGACATCATCGATCTGTGGGCGCGATCCCAGGGACTGTCGGCCCGACATGACTTTCCACGGCTGGCCAGTGAGATCCGGCAATGGCTGGGCGTGGCTGCACCGGCTCAAACCGTCGCCCGTCGAGAAGGACGTTCGGTGCCAATCGATGAGTTGGGGCCGTATTCCGCCAAGTGGGACTACCTGACGGCAGATGGCGAGCTGATCGCTTGCGTCTATCGGTACGACCCCCCCACTGGCAAGGAATACCGGCCATGGGATGTGCGCGCCCGGATGTGGCGTGCCCCCGATCCGCGACCGCTTTACAACCAGCCTGCTGTTGCTCATGCCAACCAGGTCATCCTGGTTGAGGGTGAGAAGTGTGCGGAAGCCCTGATTCAGTTGGGCGTCGTGGCGACGACGGCGATGAATGGGGCCAAAGCGCCGATCGATAAAACGAATTGGGCGCCCCTGGCCGGTAAAACCGTGTTGATCTGGCCAGACCGGGATGCCCCCGGTTGGGACTATGCCGAGAACGCTGCCAAAGCCTGTGTTACCGCAGGCTGTGTCTCCGTGGCGATCTTGGTGCCTCCGGCCGACATGCCTGAAAAGTGGGATGCAGCCGATGCGGTCGATGAAGGATTTGACTGCGTCGAGTTCATCCGGCAGGCCGAGCGGCGGATCGTTAAGGCGGCGCCTGCGCTGTTACCCACGTTCACGCTCGGTGCCTTGCTGGATGACCTGTCGCCTTTGCCGCCCGACTTGATTTCACCACGCGTGCTGACTCCTGGTGGTTTGCTCGTGTTTGGTGGAGCGCCCAAGGTGGGCAAAAGTGATTTCTTGCTGTCGTGGCTGACGCACATGGCTGCCGGAGCGACGTTCCTGGGAATGCGGCCGCCGCGCCCCTTGCGGGTCTTTTACCTGCAGGCCGAGGTGCAGTACCACTACCTGCGCGAACGGGTGAAGGAAATTCAGTTGCCGCCCCATCGCCTGCTCGACGCCCGAGTCAATTTCGTCGCCACGCCGCAGTTGCGCATGGTGCTCGACGATGCCGGTCTGGAGCAGGTGATTCCCGCCATTGCGAATGCGTTTGGCGGCCTGCCGCCCGACATCATTGCCATCGACCCGATCCGCAATGTGTTCGATGGCGGGGATGCTGGTGGCGAGAACGACAACGGTGCCATGCTGTATTTCCTGTCGCAGCGCGTGGATCGAATTCGTCAGGCGGTGAATCCGGATGCCGGGGTGATTCTGGCCCACCACACCCGGAAATTGGGCAAGAAGCAGTTCGAGGAGGACCCGTTCCAAGCGCTGGCCGGCGCTGGCAGTCTGCGCGGCTACTACTCGACCGGGATGTTGCTGTTCCGGCCCGATGAGAGTCGCACGACCCGCCAGTTGATCTTTGAGCTGCGCAATGGCGCAGGCATTCCGATCAAACACGTCGACAAACTCAAAGGCGAATGGCGCGAAGTCGATCCTGGTGATCGCCTGGTCATGAAGGAATACGGCGAGCGCCTGGATGCCGAACGTCGGCGCAAGCGCGATGCCATCTTGGAGATCTTGTTCCAGGAAGCTGCCAAGGGGAATTGCTACACCGCCAACCAATTTGCCGAGACCTTCGAGGGCAAGGCGGGCCTGGGGGGCGAGCGCACGATCCGCGAGAGGATTTCAGCCCTGTCGACCCAAGGCTACATCAAGTATTTCCGCAATGCGGCGGACTACGGCTTGCCATCCTGCGGACGCACAAAGTTCGGCTACCTCTGCGTCGAAGACATGCTGCTGCGCACACCAGATGGCGAGCCTGATCACGAAACCGGGGAGGTGCCCATGCGCGAGCAGCGTGTGCTCCCCACCCATTACAAGTGCCCTCTCTCTGGCGCGGCCATGCCGGTCGAAGACCCGGAGGTGTGGGTGTACCACGACGATTTGACCGATACGGAGGCCCCATGATTGCCCATTCATTTGTTGGAAAAACCGCTGCCAACTGCACCCACCACTTTGCCAACTTCCCGCAGTTGGCAAGGCCCTGCCAACTGAAAACCCAGACAGGACGGGCATTTCGCTCCGATTCGGTTCAGTTGGCAGTTGGCAGTGTTGCCAACTTGCCAACTGGCGCAAACCCGCGTCGTTGCTGGGTTTCTCCGGGTTTTTCAGTTGGCGAAAACTCCCCCTCCTACTACGTAGGAGAGGGAACAAAGGTTCCCTCTTCCCTACGTGGAGGGTTGGCTGCGGGTGGGAATGGTGGTGGCCTGCCTTCTCCTGCGTCATCAATCCTGGCCCTTGATCTTGGCACCCAGACCGGTTGGGCGTTGCATGGGCGCGATGGCGACATCACCAGTGGGAGTGAGACGTTCAAGCCCCAACGATTCGAAGGGGGCGGCATGCGCTACCTGCGTTTCAAGCGCTGGCTCATTGAGATCAAGCAATCGGTCGACGGGATCGATGCGGTCTTTTTCGAAGAGGTCCGCCGCCATGCCGGCGTCGATGCGGCTCACGCTTACGGCGGCTTCATGGCCCATCTGACGGCATGGTGCGAGCACCACCAGATCCCTTACCAAGGGGTTCCGGTTGGCACGATCAAGAAGCACGCGACCGGCAAGGGCAACGCGAACAAGGAGCAGATGGTGGCGGCCGCACGACAGCGTGGCCATGCCCCTGCGGATGACAACGAAGCAGACGCACTGGCGATTCTGCACTGGGCCATTGAGACACAGGAGTTTTGACATGAAGATCCCAAACTACCAATACCGCTGTCCTTTGGGACGTCTGCAACCCCAGACCACAGATCTGGACGCGATCAAGGAGCGTGGCTGGCGCGACCAGCACATCCTTGTGGTGTCAGAGTCCGATGAGCGTTTGGACTTTGTTGAACGTGAGTTCGTGAAGCGGATTGGTCAGCGTCTGTACGGTGCCAGCCACAAGCAGGGAGGTCGTCATGACTGAGTGGTGCACAGATACCGTGGCGGCCAGGTTGGAAGAGGCTGCCAACACGGGACGCCGACTGCCTCCAGTGCGGGTGCAAGGCTACTACACGGTTTGGCCAGTCTTCGTTCGTCAGGAGTGGGAGACACTGGCTGCCGACGAGAAGGTCTACCGACCCTTTCCACCAAGTCCCAAGGACATCGACCGCATGCTCGAGGTCATGCGTTGGGTGCAGTGGTTGGAGGTCGAGCAGCGCCATCTGGTCTGGATGCGGGCCAAGCGCTATGGATGGCGAGAGATCGGCATTCGCTTTGCCTGTTGTACCAAGACGGCGCAACGACATTGGCAGAAGGCACTGCAGACCCTGGCGGATCATCTTAACGGTCATGCCAAGGCGCAAGGGAGTTGATAGAAATTTCGGAAGCCTTCTAACCGGAAAGGGGAGGTTCGGGAGAACGACAAAAGAGGGGGTCTGAGGGGGTGTCTCATTTCGAAGCGAAATGCCCTACAGTGACGGCTATGGTTGCGAAAGCTGCGTGACCGAGAGGGAGGGCCCAGGCAAAAGGGGTCCTTCCTCGCCAAAATCCAATGCGGGG